CACTTGGTGCCATAAGTTTCAGACCAGCTTTCCAAGCTTGCACTGCGCTGGTGCTGTGTCTTGGTACTACCACCTGCTTCAAATTCTTCCAGCGTCATGTAATCAAACACATTAAGAACTGCGTCTTGTGCTTGAGCATCACTCTTGCGATGTATTTGTTTCATTAGATCTTGAAAGCTGCTCGACATGATCTCGCCGTCAAATACCACAGCTTCCAAGAAGCACCCAAGCTTGGCAATAGCCGCAAACTGTTCTTTAACATGCGGAAAGTTTACAAGTTCTTTGCCATTGCGACTAAACTGATCAACTCGTCCATCAGGATAAACAATAGTAATAACACGCACACCATCAAGCTTGACTTCAATGATTTTCTTGCCAACTACCTTGCCTTCTCTTCCCACGCTGTCAAATGCCAGCTGGCAGCTAAACACAGGAATAATGTACTGTGGAAAATTTTTACTTACTACTTTGTTGATGGTAGTTTCGCCAAAGCCGGCTCTCATGTCTTTGATGAGAATCCTGCGGTACCAACCATTCCATTGCGCCTTTGTGGCGCTGGCCATCATGTTCGCAACTGTGTCACGGGCAAGGTTGCCGGTGAGTGTGCGATTAACGAAACCAGTAACAATGAGACTAAAACTATCCCAATCCAAACCAGGGCCATCTTCATCTGTTTTCTCCGGGATTTGTTTCAATCCAAATGTTATCATGGAGTCCAGGGCAAGCCTGCATCCATCAAAAAATTCCTTGTTGCCTTGTTCAGCTTGGAACAAAACAATTGCTTCTTTATTCAAACGACTTGGATGCATTTCCAAATCACTAACTACACGCCAGGGCTGATCCATTATGCTAGTTCCTTAAAGTTTGATTAATATTGATTATAAATTACTAAAACTTTTACTTTGGTAGAAGGTTCAACTGGTTCATACACCATTTGTTCACCATCCCATTGATCTTGATCAAACATGGGATGATTTTCTTGTATAGGGCGAAACAGCACTGTGCGACCAGTGTGATGACTTTTGATGCGCAATGCACTTGGCATACCTACATACTCACTTGGCAATGTGAGTTTGCCACAATGTGCCTTAAAATGACATTTGTCAAGTGCTACAACTGGAATCATATTCTGCTCCTTGTTACAATATATGTATTATACTGTAAAATGGACAAATTGTCAAGACTTTTTACTTGATAGATTAAAAAGTTTTTGATGAATTTTGTTGATACATTCTTGCGCGGCACACACATCCTAATGCCCAAATTGGAAGTACAACCACAGCCACTAGGAAGGCACCACCTATAACTCCGTCCCAGGTGCCAGTTTGTGCTCCTACTAGAGCACCCAACAAAATAAAGGACAGCACTTTGCTATTTCCGGGATGATATCCATATCCCTTGATATATCCAGCGCCACGATAAATGTCTTTGAATAAATTCATATTATGTTTTTGGGTGCTCTTTTTGATAGACAACACCATCTAAAAACGACAATAACCCTTCAATTGAAATAGCTACGTGTAGGATATTGCCCTCGGTATCTTGTATTTCGAACCCACTGTGAGTAATCTCAATTTCAAAGTTAAGAGCTTCTGCTTTTTCTTCGGCAACCAAAAAGTGGCCTACAATTTCAAAATCTTCCACGTGTATTCCTTTAATTATTTCACCAGTGCGTAAGGCTTATTCCAAGCACCAATATTAACATCAACATACCAACCAACGTTGAAGTAATCTGTTTGGATATCGCTCTTGTCCCAGTTGCCATCATTTAATGCAGTAAAGACTTCTAGTAGAAATTCTTTTGCAACACCATCATAGTGACTGCTGTAGTGATAAGGATTTACAGAATCATAAGATTGTGTATTAGGAGTAAAGCCACGTGCAACTTGATAAAAATCATTGCCACACACCTTGTTAGAGTTACCAATAAAGTCGATGCTGCCTTGCTTGATATTCAAAACAAGTGTGCTATGATGACGCACTGCTAGGCTAGCTTTGACATTGTATTTTTTGCAAATTGCTTTGATAGCTGGGGCCAATTTTGCTTTAAGTTCTTGGGATACATATGCCATTTTAAACTCCTGGGTGTTGTTTGTTGCTATGTGTATATTATAGCGTCTTTTGGACAAACTGTCAACCGAATTTAAACAGTTTTATTAAATTGTTCTTGATAAGCAGCCAATACAAATGTATCCATTACAGTATCTGTACGATTGTACATAACTTGTGAAAAGTCATGTCCGTAACGACCATCACGGAACTTGTATTGGCCGGATGCAAATTTAAATACTTTGGCAAATTCACGAGCACGGTTGCCCAAACCATTGTTATAAAAATCGTAGTAGCAGTTTGTCGCCTTACGGAATTTTTCTAAGGCAGGGTTCTTTTTAGCGTCATTAACTGAACCCTGTATAGGAATTAACTTTTGCAAAGCATCGGCCATATCTTGATATGTGCCTTTGTTGTTCCAATATGTGTTAGTGTAATCGACCATATTAAACTCCTGGGTGTTGTTTGTTGCTATGTGTATATTATAGCGCAATTCGGTTAAATTGTCAACCGAATTCAACAAATATTTTGCCCCAATGTCGAATTAATGTAGCTTGCCGTTGGTTTCTAGCTGTGTGGCATCGTGTATTTTAAAGATCTTAAGAATCTTTTTTACCGATGCTGGTACTACATCTCCAACGCCAGCATCAGGCATGAATACCATCTTTAGTGTACCATCCGGACCAATAACAAAACCGTAGTCTTCATCATCAATATCTAGATCTTCTACTATATCTTCGATTACCTGCTCAATCTCTTTTTTAGATGTTTTTGCCACACTAGGCCTTTCAAGTTATACTGTTATTTACTTAAACAATATCAAACCCATAATCAAAGTTTGCCCGGCAAAGCCCAAGCAAATGGTAGCTACATAAAGGAAATTGCGTTCAATTAATGATTTAAAAAACAACGTGATCAATGCACTCCAAACAAATACCATGAGATCCACTGGAGGTAGTTTATCGCTTTGTGCCATTAGCACAGCCACCAAGGTCGGAATGCTTGCAAAGTGCAATAGAATGATAGTAATCCAGCCCAGAGGGTGAGCACTTATGTGTCCCAAATGTTCTTTTAAAAACGCATAAGCTGTTGTAGGAAGATTAACAATTTGATTGAGAATATTATCTAATTTCATGATGATCACTTATAAAAAATGTGTTGTCCGATTTTGGCCACTTGCTCTTTTTTCCATCCGGGATTTATATAATCGGCGTGATAGTAAAGGGCATGTTTCAAACTAGGTAGACGAAAGTCTTCTAGTAAAACCTTTTGAGCAGCAATCATGCTTTCGTTGTAACTGGCATTGTTAATGGGCTTGAATGTTACATTCCTGTCACAGGTCCAGGAAAATTGGCAAACTACTTTTTCGTAAAATATATTCTTTTGGTAAATTGTTTTACAAACATCGTTTGGAAAATGTCCGCTGTTGACTCTGTTTAATGTGACTTGGGCCACAGCAACCTTGCCTTCAAATGGTTCACCACCTGCTTCGTGATAAATGTTTTTAGCCAAACATCCCAATTGGCGCTCGCGTAGTTCTGCGGTGACTGCGGATGTTTCTGTTGGGTCTATAGTGGACAATTTATTGTTTATGGCCCAGTTTAGTAACATAACTGCCAATAGCAATCCCAACAACATCAGCGTAATACTGATAATATTTGTAACCGGTGGGGTTACATTAGGTGACGTGTCTTCCAACGCCAATACGGTATCATTCATAGATGATCCTTTCTTAATGTTTAAATTACTGTGTATACTAACACAGAGGGTACTAAAAAGCAACCGGCAGTACTACCGGTATCTTAGCTGAATTATATCAGGCTATTTAATTGCCTGGAATACGCCATTGGGTCCATTTTCTGACCAGGAGTAATACCAAACACAGCAAATTTGCTAAGATTTTTACTTTCAACAATGCTGGCCTGCAATGCTTCTCCATACACGTCGTCGCCGGCCATATCGTATAACATGCCACCAGTTCCCAAGCTCATTGGGTCCAGTGACATTCCGGGCAATTGCGAAGTTAGGCTCATGACCCCACCCGTACTGCCATCTAACATATCAGTACCGAATTTGCATCCGGCAATAAGTTGATTTTTCTTTTCTGAAGCTATCTGGCTGGCTGCGTTAATCATATTGTCGTTCCCAACATCCAAAACTTCCTGAATGCCAAAATCTTCATTTACATTAGCAACCAATACGGCCAACATATTGTTGTCCATAGCAGAACCATTAGTTTCCAAATAATCTACAAGATTTCTAACACTAGCATTGTTAGAAATCAAATCAGTTTGAATATTTATGCAATTTTGAATGTTGTTTGTGTATCCGGTACCGGATGCACTTCCAATAATGTCAGTGACCGTTGGGTTGCGGAACGGACCGGAACCCTCACCTAATGTAGAACTTAAATCTCCCACTAGATTATCCGGTAACAGCGTTCCTAGAGCAGCCAGTTTGGGAAAACTGGTAAGATCTAACCCCGAGTACAAATTGCTTATGTCACCAACTCCGCCAAAGTTACCACCAATATTGCCCAGTTTATTTGACAATGCATCAAAGCTAGTAATTTCACTGGTTACATCTGGGCCCAATACATTGGTAATTTCCAACACGTCAGCCAGTGTTTGTATTGCGCCGGGATTGAACGGATTAAAGTTTGTGACTCCAAAAATTTCGTCAAGGTCTCTGCCACTAATGGTAGACATTACCTCAGTAATAATATCTTGATTGTCAAATTTTAGTCCTAGAAGATCAACACCTTGTTCTTCCAGTTTATTCGACAGGTCGCCAACATCACCCAGTCCTTGATCAATTAGATTTGAACAAATAGATCCGGGTGTAGCAAAATTGTACAAGTCCCCA